TATGTTTGAAACCCCTCAATTGCCGAATATTCGTTCTGTTAAAGCCCGTTTTGCTACCTCCTCATTTATTGAGTCTATGGGTCCAATTGGAGTTGCCAGACTTTCTTTGGATTGTTCTGGTAACGACATAGATCGTACCACTCATACTGGTCGATTCACTAAGAAGATCATGGATTATAGTCTTGATGATGAGAACGAAATTGCTGAAGGATTTATTTATAGTTCTGTTGCTAATGAAGGAGAGTCTGGTGCTGTTGTCTGTTCGTATGAGAAGGGTCCCTATATTATAGGATTCCATCTTGCTGGAGAAGAAGAAGGTGCTCGTTTGTCCTTTAGTAGTTTCATTTCACGTGAAACTATTGATCTCGCATTTCGTGTTATTGAAAAGAAACCAGTTTATGTACAAGTCTTAGAATATCCATCTGTTCAGACTTATATACCATCTGGTCCAGTTCATTACCACTGTCGGAAAAATGTTGTCCCACACGCCTTTAAGGTTAATTGTCCCGAGGAAGTTATAACTATTGAAGAAGAATTAATTGATGAGCGCATTCCTGTGCCCACAAATGATCCTATTTTGAAAGTTGTAGCTACTGTCCCTGTTATTGAAGGAACTTATACCCCTACCAAATCGGAATTTGTTGTTAGTCCTCTTGGAGGCTGGGAAGAGCTTACGCTCAAACCAGCTCCCATGAGACCTATTTATGAAGGTAAAGGTGTAGATAGATTTTTAAAAATCAACCCTGCACGTGTTGCTGCTCATAAATATGGACTTAAACATAAAGATTTTGATGAAGTTAAACTTACTGAGGCTGCCGATGCTATAGTCTCACGACTAGCATCATATAAAACTCAGTATACCGGAATGGCCCCCTTAACGTTAGACGAAGCTATCAATGGAATTGTGGGTGATAATTATATTACCCCTCTTCAACGTAATACATCGGTTGGATATCCACATGTTCTTCATCCTATTTACAAACAACGTAAAAATTGTTTTGTAGAAGGAGAAGATGGTAGATTAAAACCGACGCCTTATATTGAAGAGTATCTCAATTTAATTGAAAGAAAATGTCGAAAAGGAGAACCTTATAAGTTTGCCTGGATGGATTTCCTGAAAGATGAACTTATTGACGCTAAGAAAGCTGAGTCTGGAAAAGTTAGGATAATTCAAGGTGCTCCCTTGGAATATCTTATCAAGTTCAGACAACGTTTTCTTCCCTTTGCTGCTCATATCATGTCTAATCATACGATGGGAGAATGTGCCGTTGGAATCAACGTTCACTCTTTCTCTTGGTCTTTGCTGTTTAAACGGCTTAGGTCAAAAGGAAGTAGGTGGATTGCTGGTGACTTCGGTGCATTTGACAAGCGTATTACCCAACAAATGTTGTGGAAGGTAAAATATATATCTGATAAGTGGGATGAGTCTCGTTCTCACCTCTTTAAAGGTCATATTTCACCTGAAGCAAAGATTACTATGGAGAAATCTTATAGTAATGCCCTATGGCATTCTATATGCCATCATTTTCACATTCATGGAAGAACAATTTTTGAACTGGAACATGGAAATCCGTCTGGAAATCCGTTAACTGCAGTTCTCAATTCTGTTATTTTATTGTTATACATGATTATGGCCTTTATGGCGCTCACTGGCCTTTCGGCTACTGAGTTCTTTAATTATGTAGAACATTCTGGATATGGAGATGATCATTTAGATGCCCCCGCTCGTGCAATTCAAGAAAAATTCAACATGATTACTCTTTCAGAGTATTTTGCTGAATTTGGCATTGAATATACACATCCTGTTACAAAAGAAAAACCAACTGTTCCTTTCTTTGATTGTACCGAAGCAGTTTATCTGTGTCGGAAATTTGAAGAAAGAGACGGTTGGGTTTTTGCCCCTCGCAACATAGATGATATTAGATCAGGTCTATGTTACATGCGAAAATCGAACAATCCTCAACAAATGTTCGAGTCTCAGCTGATCTCTGCGTGTTTGGATATGTGGCACCATGGTAAAGAAAAATACGACCAATTTATTTGGGAAGTATTCGATTACCTAAGTGAAACTCATTACCCTGCACCAAATTTGCCCACTTTTACTTCTTTGGACAGACATCACCGCGCTAGCAAATTGTATCGATTAAAAGATGCTGGTTCCTCAGCCTTTTTAGATATGGAACCCAGTAGTAATCCTACTGTAAAGATGCATATGCAAAAACGTGGTTTTTATGTTCAAGGAGATTTAGGAGATATCTTTGCGACTGGATTGAACGGTTTACAGCAAACGCTGAACTCAATAGATCAAACTCTCAAAGGAACTCTTAATGTGAAAGTATCGGATTTGACTTCTGTTGCCATTTCTAATTTTCCCGCCACTCAAGCTGTTACTTTACCGTATAGCTTGCAAGCTCCCCTGCCTACTGCTGGTGTTGTATGGGATGAAACGAGGGCTGGTTGGATCTATCCTACTGGTGTAACAACCTTTGACGATGGAACTAACCCTCGTGGCAATCCTAATATTTTAATTTCTAACACTGACAGTAATCCTGGCTTTGTAGCCCCTATGGTGTGGGATGGAAGTAATAATCAGTATAATTTGCTCTTAGGACAAAATTTAATATCTAATAAATCTATTCTTAAGACAAATGTCACTGGAACTGTAGACACTATCGTTAATAACGACGTGCCTGTCCCAACTGTTCCTATGTTTGCTGATGTCTATCGAATAAATCCCGCTGGATATTACTTCCCTTACTCCGCACCACTGGATTCAAATCCAGCGTCTGCTAAATTTGCTGTGCCCATAAGTACCCCTATACAACCTGCAAAAGAAGATATTCTCAATTCTACAATTGATAATATCAAGTATTCTGCTAATCCTTATGTAAGCACTGTGAATGTGAATTCCCCCCTTGCCATAACAGGAAATGTTAATGTTTCAAATCCTGTTACTTTGGATAATTCTAAGGATTTTAATGTTAATGTTACCAACCCCTACCAAGAGGTTCATCTTCAAGTACTTAGTGATGCAACACCTGGTCAGTGGAATAGCGTTAGTGGTTACACTATTAGTAGTGCTAACCAAACTTCTGCTATTCTTACTTACCCTTATCCTAAGGTTGAAGATAATGAACCAAATTTTATGGCCCCAAATTCTATCGAAAAACCTTCTAGAGTTGCGATGCATGTGCGTAAAACACATCGCAACAAAGTAGATTTAGTAGATAGAACTGTAAGATTTGTACGTGAACTGTCTAATCTCACTATATTAGGATTCTTATTGCCAATCTTAATATACGTTTCTATACTGTCTCTCTTACCCACCACAACTGCGGTTGAGTGTATTACCGGGCGTCATATGACGCGCGTACGAATGCACATGATGGAAGATACAACAGTATCGGCAATGGCAGCTGATGAAGCTCCTGTTGTCCAACATGAGCTCACCCAGTTCCGCGAGGAACCTGCTGTAGGTCAACAGCAATCCTCGTCACAATCAAATGACCCCCCGGAATTTCAACATAATACGCTGGAAAGTTTCTTCGAACGGCCTGACTGTATTCAAGTTGACGTTGATGCTACTACTAAAGTAGGTCAAGTAATTTGGCTAGCTGACCCCATTGATGAGGTCCTTACGGATCCTATTATATGGGGAAAGTGTAGAGGCTTCCAGTTTCTTCGTTGTACCCCCGAAATTGAAGTGCGTGTTACTGCTACCGCATTTCATTATGGTTTAGCAGTTTTATTTTATATCCCCCCTTCCCGTCGTCTTGCAAATGCTGATGATATTTCTAATTGTACCCTAGGTTATCTTGCATCTATGAAAAATGCAGTTTTCTTTGAGTTAAAACAAGAAGAAACCTGTAAAATAACTGCCCCTTTTCTTTGGCCTGAAAGACGCATTGATCTCTCTCATTATGGAGTAGGTGCATTTTACAAGCCAAGAATAGGTCAAGTTGGAATCATGCTTATGACGCCACTTGGCCAAGGACAAAACTTAGAGAAGATAACCATCTCGATCTGGCCCAAACTCACTCAAGTAGAGTTGTCTGGTAATACTTTTATGGGATTCAAACAGCCTACCACTACTGTTATCATTGGTAACGCAACTGTTCCAACCTATCAGGATTTGTTTAATTTACTTATTCATGATTGGGGAATATATGCGTCCGGTGGACCTTACACTAGTGGAGGTATGGAAGAAGAACGTAAGATTTTTACTGAGCAAACTGAAAAAGATGAGATTGCTGAGTCGGAAGAAAAGATTAGGAATTTAGAATTAGATTTAGCTTATGCAAAGTCTGTACACCCTAATAAAGTTCGCATGCATGTTAAGCCCACACCTGAGCAAGCTAAACGATCCTCAGGAGGAATTGTTACCCAAATGGCTAAAGGCGTAAGCCAAATAGCCAAGATAGGTACCTTTTTCCCCGTCACCGCTGGCCCTTCCGCTGTAATAGGTGGAATCGCTTCAGTAATAGGAAACGTAGCTGAACAGTTTGGATGGGCTAAGCCACCAACTATCGCTGCCAATGAGAAAGTTCAACCCACTTGGGCTGAGCTTGCTCATGGTAGTGGAATTGAAGGTGGTCGAACACTTGCCTTAGAACCTGCGAACCATATCGATGCCCGTTATGAAAGTATGTGCGCGGACGAGACCGAAATGCAAATTAATCGTATTGCTGGACAACCATATTATATGGATACAGTAAAGATTACTAATACACAAGATCCCGGAACCGTACTTTGGACTTGGCATGTAGCCCCAACTAATGTCAAAGCCTATCCTGTAGTAACGGAAACACAAGGACCCATGCTTGTCACAATGGAACATACTTTTTTGTCTTTTGTAACTTTCCCGGCCCGATGGTGGCGAGGTTCAATTAACATTCATGTTAAACCAATTGTAAGTGGATTTCATGGTGGTAAATATCGCCTATCTTGGATTCCTGGACAATATCTTAATGAAATTGCCGCGAATAACAAGGTAGTTCCTGGAGATTTAACCATGCCAAGAGCCGCGAAACATGCTCACTCAATCACGTTTAGCGTTGGTGATACTGCTGGATCCGGAGTTCTCACTATTAACATTCCTTACGATAGAGAAGTTATGTGGTTGGATACTGATCCAAACATATATACTAATTTGTTTTATTTAAATGCTATAAGTACGAACCCTGGCACCAGTGGCGCCCCCAACAAAGATCCTGGTTTAGTGAACTTTTATTCAAAGCTATGTAATGGTTTACTTCAACTGGAAGTTATTAACCGCCTAACCCACTCGCAATCTGAAGTTCCTGATGCTTACTTAATCTTTTGGATTTCGGCTGGACCTGACTACCAAATTGATCGTGCCATCACAGATAATATGTGTGTTGGACCTTTCAATGCTGGAACGATTGTTCGTACCGATCCCCCAAGTGGTTTAGTGGCTAAGGAACAAGAATTGCACCCCACCACCTCCAAAGTTGTAATGCACGTAAAACAACGACACCCTAATAAGGTGAGAATGCATGTTTTTACCCAAGAAGACATTAGAAGTTCGTCTGATAATGCCTTTGATGTTAAGAAAACATTCTACGTGCAACCCCAAGCCCAAATGGGCGAGAGTTTTGTTCATATAAAACAACAATTAACTCGCAAGCAATTAGTGCAAAGGTGTACTGTACCTAGTTCTGCCAAAAATCAAACTTTTGTTGGAACTTATGTATCTGCCTTTGATCTATGCCCTTGGCAAGTTAACCACGCTATGTCTGATGCCCAAGTATTTATGCGTGGGTCTGATAATAAGGCGTATCGCTTTTATGATCAAAACTCTAACCTTCGAGGAACCCCTCTTTCTTACTATCCGCACATTTTTGCATGTGTGGCTGGTTCTTTCGTAGTAACGGTAATTAACGTATACGAACCTGGTCGCCCAGCAAATGAAGCCGCGGAATTTACGATAAATAATATGAATGTAAGACCAAATCCTTCTAGGCAAGTTTACTTTGATGCTACTGATGATTCTGTTGCAGCAGGTACCATGATAGATGGAACATCTGTTTCATCTAGACTTGGTGCTGGTATGATGTTTAAACCTATCAATGCTCCCCAAATCGTAGCAGAGGCTACCATACCTTTCTATGATCGGCGTTTTTGGCTTTATACACCAGACCTCCTGTCTCAGTCTTACAGTGCTTTTGGTACACATGCTGGTTGGACCTTACAAAATATGGATTTTGAAGGAATTCCTACTGCTTCTGTGCAAGCTGTAATTGATCCTGGTAATTATTTTCAAGTTCTTATGAGCGCTGGAGATGATTACCATCTGGGTTTTCTCACCCCCCCCCAACGAGCTAACTTCCTGTTTTCAGCTGGAATTGTCGCTAATGGCTTTAAGTTTAAAGCACCAAGTTAACTCCATTATTTATTTGTTCTCTTATATTAAGAGTCCTATTGTCTATTTTGTTTATTTCTTATTTTAAAGTCAAAATGAAGATCTAAAGATAAGGTGATTTAAATTTTCTAGACAGAAACATGTGCCGCTGGTATCCCGCTCTCTTAGAGAGCCGGCTATGCCTTCCGTTCCTCTGTTCGTCGGTTTCTATTGGCCGATAAATAAAACCAAGTTTTTCTTACTCCTTTGGTAAGATGCTCCCGATGCGTAAAAACCGACTTCGGGCTAAGATAGGAATAAAATGTTTTATAATTTTCCCTTTTAAAGCCCGTTCGGGCAAGGGTTTTTATGTTTACAGTCGTAGACTATGAGTGTTTTATTCCGATGGAATCAC